CAGATATAACTATACCATTGCGTAACTTACTATCTATTATAGGTGGTGTAGCTATAGCAGTAATAGGATACTTTCATATAGATGAACGTATAATGATGCTTGAACACGAACAAGAAAAAATGATGCTTGATGTAGAAAATAATAGTGAATTTAGAATTAAGTGGCCAAGAGGAGAACTTGGTAGTTTACCAGCAGATGCTGAACAGAATATGAGATTAGATTTTATAGAAAAGAAATTAGAGAAAATCGGTGAATGATTGTATTGAAAAAAGTATGGTAGGAACAATAGGATTTGTAAGTAGTTGGAATTTGCAAGCTATTAATCCTTTGTTGTCGTTTATAATATCTATATTAACTATAGTATATTTAGTAGTAAGTATTAAAACAAAGTTAGGCAAGTAATGGCTAAGTATACTAAAAAGAAATCAAGAGTAAATGAAGCTGGTAACTATACTAAACCAAGTATGCGTAAAAGAATTTTTAATCGTATAAAAGCACAAGCTTCTCACGGGACAGCAGCTGGTCAATGGAGTGCCAGGAAAGCTCAAGCTTTAGCTAAAGCATATAAGAAAGCTGGTGGAGGTTATAAGTAATGGCCTTGGCTAAATCACAAAAATCATTAAAGGATTGGGGTAAGCAAAAGTGGACCACAAAATCTGGTAAGAAATCTTCTGTAACAGGAGAAAGATATTTACCAGAGAAAGCAATTAAGTCTTTATCTAGTGCTGAATACGCAGCTACTACTAGAGCTAAAAGAAAAGCAAAAGCTCAAGGTAAACAATTTAGTAAACAACCAAAGTATATAGCAAAGAAAGTAAAGAAGTTTAGATAATGGGAAAGTATACTGCATCAATAAAAAGAGCTGGAGTTAGTGGTATTGATAAACCAAAACGTACACCTAATCATCCAACTAAATCTCATGTAGTAGTTACTGTTGTTAATGGTAAACCAAAGACAATTAGGTTTGGTCAACAAGGTAAGACAGGAGATCGTACTATGACTAAACGAGCTAAATCATTTAAAGCAAGACACAGGAAGAATATAGCTAAAGGTAAATCATCTGCAGCATATTGGGCAAATAAAGTAAAATGGTAAGGAGGGCATTATGCCAAAAGTAGGAAAAAAGAAATTCAAGTATACAAAATCAGGCATGGCTGCTGCTAAGAAAGAAGCTAAAAAGTCTGGTAAAAAAGTTAAAATGATGAAAGGATATTAATATGCCAGGAAAAAAATATTCATCAAAACAAATGAAGATAGCTAAAGTAGCTGGTGATCCTAATAAGATTGAAGCTGTTGACTTTGCAAAACTTAAAAAGAAACGTAAGTTTACTAAAAAGAAAGGTATGGCATAATGTTTGGATTACCCATGGAAGTATTTGTTAGTTTAGCATCTGGTCTTGGTGGTTTCATTATGAAGATGCAAGCACAAAAGACAGCTAATCAACAAGAGCTAATGAAGATAGCTATACAAAGACAAGAAGCTCATACTAAATCAGCAGACGCAGCAGCTAAAAGGTCTAATCCTTTTCTTCGTAAGTTTGCAGCAATGGTAATATTAATAGTTGCTTTTGTTGGTTTATATTTAATAGCTTTCTTTCCAGACATACCTGTTAGCATTATTGAAGAAAATGAATCTAAATCATTTTTAGGCTTGATTGAATATGGAGGAGGTACTAAAGTAATTACAGTAAATGGTTTAGCATTACCTCCATATTTTCAAGTGTCTGTAATGAGTGTTATTTCATTTCTGTTTGGAACAGGTGCTGCTAAAGTTACTAAATAGTTAAGTTTTATTACCTCAATAGTTAGAGAGTAACCTAGGGTATTCATTGTACCTTTCTCTGTTGCGTGACTCAACAGTAAAACTCTCAAGTCACATTTTTTTATTCACATTTAAATCACAAGGGAGTTATGTCTATGTATCGTATTGTTCACAAGGAATCAGGGAAAGAAGCAGTAGTAGAAGTAAAAGGGTTTGATAGGGATGAGATGATACGCCAAGCTAGTCAGCAGATCGGTATAAAAATAAACCCTACCGAAGTAGGGCATATTCGCATACTACCTCTTTAGGATTTTTTTGTATGCTACTCCTCGATATGTAAGGATAACTTCCATGATACTCTCCCATGTTAGCGTTCCTTCGTAGACTATCTACTACTTCCGTCCCTTGTGGGATGAACGAGTTATAACATAGATTTACATTTAGTCATATATCCTGTCAAGCTTTATTACATACCTTCTGCTTCTTGTACAGGTACTTCAATAGTAGCTTTTTGTTTAGCTTTAACAGATACTTCAACTTCAGTACCAAAGTGTTTATTTAACACAGTTTCAAAATCATGGACTGCATCTTCTAATGTCCAGCTGTGTTTTCTTTTAACACCTGTTACTTCTGTTTCATCTTCTATAGTTATTTTAATCATAATGGCATAACCTCATTTATACAAGTTGTACCATCTAATATAACAGCACAACCTATAGCTGGTTTCTTTCCTCTTTTTGCATACCCCATGGCATAGCTTTCAAAGTCTATTCCACAGCCTACTTGACATCCAAAGACTGATCTATTTCTACCAAAGGTCCAATGAGTAAATATCTCTGTATGTCTATGTCCTTGTACTACTGAACACATTTCATTTATTGATTTTATTCTGGCGTTACCTACTTCTCCATGAATATACATTACTTTATCAATAGATACTTCATCTGTAAATATCCATCCTGGAGTTTCTAATACTTCAGCATATGATTTAATCCATCTCCTGGGGACACTTGAGGACATAGACTTTCTCATAATAATTCTATCGTGATTACCGATAGTTACATACGCATCAGGGAATGCTTTATAGTATGGTGCTAATCTTTCTATAGCACATTCTAATTCTTCTCTACCACCTAATCCATCTGGATCAGATTCGTGATAAGAACTATAATGATTATCTATAACATCACCTATAAAAACAACTGTATCACAAACGTGTTTCTGGTATACATCAATAATAAAATCTAAGTATCCATCTAAATCAAATGGACAATGTAGGTCCCCTACACAAAGCACTTTTTTACCTCCATTCAAAACACATTGCTCTATTGGACTAGGCATATTTTGTTTTAACTTTAGCTCTCGTACAGCTCGCTTAACTGACTCTGCTGATATGCCATATTTTTGAGATGTTTCTGCAATACCAATATCAACTACACTATCATATATTTCTTTAGCTTTTTTAATACTGTATGCCATTTATCATCTCCATTAATCCAACAAATAATATTGTAGCTAACGTAATTACTAACACATAATACATCATGTCTTTGTTGTACATAGTAACTCCTCATATTTATTTTTATATTTATGTTTGATTTCATCTAACTCTTGTATAGACCACCTGGTTTCTGATGGCTTTCTAGATATAAAACATTTTTCTTCAAACCATTCTTTACCAAACTTATCTATCATAATAATAGCAAACTCTGAAAGCCTACCACCATGTATACAATTACAAGCAGCACATTGTCCATATACTAAATCTTCATCAAATAAAATATTCTTTGATCTTCCAGCTATAGAATGGCCAGCTTGTAAACAGTTAAATCCTGGATAGTATTTAGTAGGTACAGTTTCTTTACAAGTAATACAAACACATTGATCAGCTGTACCAGTTGTTGCAAGAGAATCTCGCAAGCGAATATATTTAGAGAAAGCAACCCAAGCACCTTGTTTAGCAGATTTAATGGATCGCTTTCTCTTCTTGGTCATATTAGAAAGGTATCTCTTCTTGAGATTCCTCCTCCTCTTTTTGGAAGTTTTTCAAATACTGTTGAAGAGCAATATCTTTTTCTTTAGCTTTCTCCAACATATTTTCAGTTGCTTTTGTGCATATAAATTTAGGAATATAATAACTAATTGCACCTTCCTGGAAAATAGAATCTTCCATTTCAATTCTTTGACCATCCATTGGTCCAGCATCAAACCAAGCAGACATAGCTGCACCTTGTAATTCTAACTTAACGATACCATCATTTAGTGTAGAATTTTCATGGTCGCTGTTAGCCATAGCATAAACAACTTTTTGAAACTTAATACCTTTTTCTTTTAACTCTGCTTTGATGTCACTATATACACCTTCTTTAAACAAAGTTGATTTACCATTTTCTGTTAGATATACACTCATAGGCTGAGCATGAATATCTCTAACTTCAGCACAGGAATATAATCCTTTTGATCTAGTAAAACCTCTAACAGAATTAAGTTGATCTAATACAACAAAATCTAACTTGTCTGTTAATACAGTTTCACCAGTCTTTCTGGAATATATTTCCCACAAACCTTTAGACCCTTTCCATCTAGCATAGGCACTAATTGGATTAGTATCTGCTGGTTTGATATATTCTTCTGATAGACTCATTTAATTCTCCTTTATATTTAAGAGTTAATTTTAACAAAAAATACTTTACTGTCAATCTAACAACCTACGTTTTATTATTTCAACGTAGTCTTTATTTAACTCGCAAAGTATTGCCTTTCTTTTATTACTTAATGCAACTAAACCTGTTGTTCCAGCACCAGCAAATGGATCAAGAACAACACCTCCTTCTGGACAACCAGCTAATATACAAGGTTTTATTAACTTAGGAGGATATGTTGCAAAGTGTGCTTCTCTGTATGACTTTACATTTACTGTCCATACAGACCTTTTATTTTTCTTACCATCAAATGGTTTTATTCCAGGAGTATGTTTTGCACCATTCTTTGAGAAGCCTCCAGACTCATGTTTACTTCCAGTCATTACAGGTAACTTCATTCTTCTGGCCGTTTCTTTTGGATTAATACTATCTTCTCTGATAGCTTTGTAATCATAATAATATTTAGGAGACTTGCTTAATAAAAATATATACTCATGTGATTTAGTACATCTATCTTTTACAGACTCTGGCATTGGATTAGGTTTATGCCAGATAATATCTTGTCTTAAATACCAACCATCTTGCTGTAAAGCAAAAGCAACTCTCCAGGGGATTCCAATTAAATCTTTTTGTTTTAATCCTAAAGGTATATCTTGTTTTCCACCAAGTTTTCCTTTGTTAGTAGATTGCTTATCAGAATAACCACTTACTCTATCTCTAGCTGATTGTCTTGAAGCATAACTATCTCCAAGATTTAACCATAATGTACCATCATCTTTTAAAACTCTTTTAACTTCTCTAAATACTTTAACAAGATTATTTACATATTCTTCTGGAGAAGATTCTAAACCAATCTGATTATCATTATCATAGTTTCTTAAATTATAATATGGAGGAGAAGTAACACAGCAATTGATGTGATTATCTGGTAAACTTTTTAAAGTTTCTAAACAATCTCCCACTAAAATATCTAAATCATCTGTAACAAAATTAAATAATTGATTCATTCTATCTCCCAACTTAAATGTTTAAATGTTTGTGTTTGTTTATCTAAAGATAACAATGCACATGGTGATCTACCTTGTCTATTCTTCTGGAATCTACAACAAACTGTATCTCCTGGAATATCACTCCTTGGCATTATTGTTCTACCATCAACATCTATACCCTCTGATGGCACGTTGTGTAAATAAATAATTATATCACACAAGTTTTCAATGTTCTTACTATAAGATACACCATGATCAGCATTAGGATGAGCAAGTAAAAATATAGGTATCTTGATGTCATTACGAAGATCAATAATCTGTTGTATAAAATAATCATACATAGCCGTTCTATTTACATAACTTTTACCACCATCATTAATACACAAAAGATTGTCTATAAATATAGCATCAGCACCTTTCTTTTTTTCAGTTAATGCCCATGAACGTAATTGAAATATATTCATACTACCATCCCGTACATTTAAATTTAGGTCCCGTAGTTTTTCATTAGCTTTTAATGAAGCTTGTCTTTCATGTTCTTTAATAAACCCTCTAGTACGCATAGTATATGTATTTATCTGACCTAGATGTGCTATCAATCTTGGTAGTAATTCTTGCTTAATCATTTCAATAGATGCAAAGCTACACTTTAATCCTTGTTGATGTAAGTAACATATATATTGTAATAACCAAGCAGTCTTACCAGTTGAGCGTGGTGCATGAACAATACAAACCTCACTACTTAATTTAGTTAAATAAGAATCCCATTCAGCACACCACCAATTTAGATGGCCTGTATTACCAGAAGCTACTTTATCAATCCATTCTTGACCTAATTTATAAATAGACTGTTGTTTATTATCGGTACTCTTTCTAATTAAACTACTCATAATAAAATCAGTACAACTCTTTCCATCATTAATCATACGTATTCCAGTCTCCATAACATCTGACTGAAATCTTAATTCAGACAGCTCTTTTACTCTACTTTCGTATGCTTCTGAATGGCTAGATATAATGGCACTATCTTGAAGTTCTAATAAATACTCTTCATTAATATCATCCAATAATTTTTTATCACTTAAATAATTTCTAATTGTTAACGAATCTATGACTTCATTATTAACGTACATTTTTTTCAATACTTGATATAATAACTGATGTCTAACTACATAGAAATCACTATCAGATAATTGCATTTTAGGAATAACTCTTTGTGGATCAAGAAGCATTGACCCTAGCACTCCTTTCTCACTCTCCTGGCAATGAGGCTTTCCATTTTCCATAGTCACCATCCTTTCTTGAATCATAAATACATTTACAGTTTTCATCATACACTCGTATGGGAAAATCATCTGCTATTGGTCCAGATAAAAAATCAGGATCAGCAGCTTTTTCTAACACTCGCCACTCACCTTCTTGTTTATCGAGATTCTCTTGAATCTCTTTTTCTCTCATCTCACGATCTTCAAAGCTTTCAATCATATACTAATCCTCTTTTCTTTTTCTTCTATTTGGTCTTCCCACATTCTATATGTAGGATTAATCCATCCTTGGAAATCTTTACGATATGTGTATTCTCTGCTACTAATATAAGGAATAATCTTTGATTGAATCTTTAACTTATCTTCTTCAGAATATTTTTTCCAATATCTAATAGCAGTTTTCTTATTACCTTTTCTACCATACATAGCCCAACATTCATCAAACAATATATCTGTTTTAGTATCTTGTTTAGTATATGGTATAGGCTGCTCAATTTCAAAACTTCGATTGTTTAATTCTGAACATTGGATGGTGTACCATTTAGTTTGATCATAACCTAACTTGTTAAAGTTACCAGATATAATTAATCCATCATCCTCCATATCTCTTAGTAATCTACTAATCTTTTGCCTAGACCAATAAGGATAATGCTTGGTCATATCAGAAGCAGATTGATACATCCATACTTTACCATCATGTGTATGTGTCTTCTTCCCATCATTCTGATTAATCCAAAAACGAATATGCTGTAAGAGAATGGCCTTATCAAGACCAAACTCAACAGCATCCTTTACAATAAATGCGTGTGCTTCTTTCATGGACACCTCTTAAATACAAAGCCTCTTACATGAGGCACTTTACCAGATAAGTTAGCAAGTATATGCGTTCGACCTACTTTCAACTCTCTAGCTGCATCTGAGACGGACATATATTCTTGTCCAACATATTGTATTCTATCTCCTAACTCCTCAACCCAATCTTGTGAAACACTTTGTCTTGATGGAACAATAGCTTTCACCATTACTTTTCTTTTTAATTTTGGCATGATACCTCCTCTACATATAATCAAAACTACAAGAGATGCTTTGCACATCTCCATTATCAGAATATCCTACACGATATATCTTTCCTGTTACTGGCATATCATTTCTAAACAAATCACATTCAATTTGATCTCTAACATATGTAGTAGCTATAAATCTATCCTTGTTGTAATCATATTTTTGATGATTGCCAATCTTCCTGGCATCTTCCATCCATGCTTTCAATGTAGATGGCCGTGGAAGATAACCAAGTATAAAGTTTTCGTGTTTAACAACCAATGCTTTTTCTTCATTGGTTTGATACTTGTTATCAACATCATGTAAGACTTCAACATCCATATTTTTTTCAATAGGAAACTTGTAGTCAATACTTTGAATGCCAGCTAAATTAATTATCATCATTATTTATTCCTCCCATTTGAATTAGGTGGTCTTATCGATAAGAAATCATCATCATCTAAATGAAGCTGAAACATTTGATCCAAATACGTAGGATTTTTTTTCACATACTTATCAAATTCTGTTGCTTCAATAAAATGTGCAATGCTTTCTGCTTCTTCAACAGAATATTTCAAACCACTTATGTTATACATACCTTCTTCTTCAATATAACTAATTTCTATTGCCATTATAATCTACCTCTCTTTATTATTGCTCTATGTTTTGCTATCTCTTTTGGATAACCAATTTGACATAATGCTTTTTCAACATTACTATGATTGACTTCACTCTCATCAAACTTGTACTCATGTACTTTTGATTTCACAAAGGTCCAATCATATTCTTCCTGGGCCTTATAACAATCCCACCAAACAATACAAGCTACCTTTATTTTTTCTTGCTCGTTTAAAACTAAAAAATCAAAAACAATAGGCCATCTTTCTTTGTTTTTGTTTTTAATTTTACGGGACCAAATGTTATCTCTTTCAACTTCAGCTTTTGTTTTTCTTTTTATTTTACACCTCCTTTTGTTTTTATCCTGGGATATGTAAAACTATTTGCGTTTATATGTCAAACCTAAATTTGCCTATTTGCTTAAAAATAAATTTGCCTATTTGTCAATTTGCCTATTTGCGAGATAGATGCCGGTTCATTTGAAGGAGCTGTACAGGAGCTGACAGGAGCTAAAATTGAACCAAAAAAAAAGTTATTTATTTTCTTTTAAATGTAAATGTCGTTTGATACTTTACTTTTTTAATCAAAGAAAGGTAGGTAATAAATGGCAGTGCCAAAGATAAATTATGATATGCCATATCGTATAGGATGGACTATCAGAGACGGAGATAATGAGTATTCACAAACTTATGAAACTACAGGTAAATCAACTGTGGATGCTATATTAAATTTGCCGTCTGAATTAGCAGCAACAATGGGTGTTGTTGAACACGTTGTAGGGTTTGATAAAGATAATCCTTTTGATGAAAGAAAGGATATGTTTTGGGATGACTCTATGACTAGAGTAGTTAAAGATATTTGGTGGGAACGATTGTCTTCTCTGAATACAGTAACTGATGAGTTAACAAATAAAATCATGGATATATTCCGAACAGAATATGAAACTGATAGTAGTACTGATAAAGATGATGATTGTTATGGACAAATTCATAACGTGATTCGTGAGTTTATAACATCTAATATGAGGATAAAATAATGACTGATAAAATTCCGACAATAAATGTACATGGTGTTCAAGTATGTTTGGAGTGTAAAAAACCATGTCACTTTGGTAGTGGCAGATTTGTCAATCGATATAGTGGTTATCTTGAATTAGAAAACGCTATAATCGAGGGATGGATTTGTGGTGATTGTGCAGCTGAACAAGAAGCTGAATTTGTAAAGGAGGTAAATCATGGCTAAATACATAGTAACATTTAGTGGTAGTATTGAAGTTGAAGATGAATCTTCAGAAGCTAGTGCAATCGCATACGTTCAAAATCTTAACCTATCAGACGATTTAGAGTTTGAAGCAAAGGAGGTAAATCATGGCTAAATATACTGTAGAATTCACATCAACTTGGAGTGTAGATATTGAAGCTAATTCAGAACAAGAAGCTTGCTGTGAAGCATGGACATCTGAAACAAAGTTTTTAGAAAAACATTTCAGTATGGCTTATCTTAATACTCAAGCAGAAGCAAGGGAGGTAGATTAATGTACGAAATAGATGATTATTTAGCAATTCCTATGGATGAAATACACAAGATGAAGCCAGCTGTCTCTGGCAATACTGTATTTAATGATTTAGGAAATCAACTACCACATGGTACATATTACATTGTAAAAATTGTTGAAACTCAAAGCCACCAATTCGTTTACTAGTTTTGCGTGGAAACTTTGATCCTGATTTTTTACAATGAAGGCATAAAAACTCATCAGTAAAATGGTGGGTTTTTTTTTATTATGTTCTCGATAAGTTTTACAGGTCATGGTACATTGTTTTTTTAATGAAAGGAAAAAAATGAAAAATAAAGATTACACAGATACGATGATGTACACAACGCCTATAATCAAAGAGGCTATTGACATCGTTGTAGGGGATGACGGAAGTACATCCGATGAGGTAGAAAAAGTATTAGCAAAATTGGATAAGGATGATTGGTGGGATGAGCATAGTATCATCTATCGAGTTTTTAAAAAATCATTCATAGATTCAATTAAGAAAGATGAGGTATAAAATGAGAAGTACAAAGCAAGACGTTGAGTATCGTAATCAATTAATAAAATCATTATCAAACCTAGGTTTTGAGGTGGAGGGTAATGTTGTTAATCTTGATGGCGATAAAATGGAAATAATTCAAAAAATAGATAAAAAGAAAGATGAGGTATAAGTATGAAACATGAGGTTAAATTTTCTGATGTTATCAATGGTAGTCTTATTGGCTACATTGTTATTAGCTATCAGAAACTTGTTGAAGCATTCGGTCTTCCTAACTCTACGGGTGACGATTATAAGATTGATGCTGAATGGATTCTTGAAGATTGTGACTCTGGCAATGTGTTCAGAATATATAATTGGAAAGATGGGGTTAATTATTGTGGAGAAGGTGGAACACCAATCAAAGATATTGATAATTGGAATATCGGTGCAAACGATTCTTCTTTTACTATCTTGTTCTTGAGCAAATATCTTAATGAAAGAAAGATAAGGCATTTCATTTCACAAGGTAGTGGATTAGCATCATTACTTAGATGTTATAACTATCAAGAAAAACCAATAATGGAGGTTGATAATGTTTAAATGTGCAAAGAAATTCATAGCGTTGTTTGTTCGTAGAGATTCTTCTTACAAATTAAGAATGTCTTGGGATTGTTATGATATTGATAGAGGTGCAAAAACATACAATGGGAATGACCCCGTTGTATGTCATCCACCATGTAGAGCATGGGGTCAGTTGTCTCATATGGCTAAACCTAGATTAGATGAAAAGGAATTAGCTTTGTGGTCTATTGATACTGTTCGTGAACGAGGTGGTATCTTGGAACATCCTCATGGGTCAAAATTATTCAAGCATAAATACAATGGTGGTGAACATAGATTACCATTGATTGGTGACTACGATAATTTTGGTGGATTCGTAATAGAGATTGACCAATTCGATTTTGGTCATGTCGCATCCAAGCCTACTAAATTATATATTGTAGGATGTTCAAAGCAACAGTTACCAAGCTTGCCTTCTAGACGACTAGAAACGCCTAAAAAATCAATTAGTGGAACATATGCCATGAAAGGTGTTACTCTTCGTAAAAGATGCACACAATACGAAAGAGAATATACGCCATCTAAATTAATTGATTGGTTTGAGGATGTGTTAACTATTATTCAACAGAATAATGAGTGTAATTATGTTTATCATTGTGGCTATCAAACTGAAGTAGAGGAGGTTTCATAATGTGGTGTATTGCTAGACATATTAATGGCATCTCTATAAATGGAGATGAATATATTCTTGATGAAAATAACGACCTCAAGACATTTGAAAATCAAGAGGATGCGTTATCTTTTATCGGTGTAGAAAGTATGGATGAGTTAGAAGGTAGTGGTATCTTTCTTGTTTCAGAGGAGGAGGCTAATGGATAAAACAATAGGTGCAACTTTGTTATATCTGTTAATAGTTGTGTTGTTTATTTTAATCATAACTTAACGACAAACAAAGTATCAGAGAGGACATCAGAAATGGTGTCCTTTTTTTTTGTACTTCTGGCAATAACAAATCCCTAGGGTGAATTAAGTTAAGGAACAAAAAACCCCAAATATCAGATGACCCGTAGCATTACTTGATAGGAGAAAGTTGATTATACGCAATCCTCGTAAGCCGTTTTTTATAGATTTACATTTATTTAGGTCATATTGATGAATTATTCTACTTTTATGAAAACACAACAAGAAATCTACAACGAAATCAAATCATCAGATAACAAACAGTTATGGTCACTAGCTAACACATACGCAAACATTCATAAGAGACTACAAACATATATAGAGAAAGAAAAAGACAAGACAAAAAAATCAGGGGGTGTAGACCTCTCTCAGATACTCGAGGATAAATCTCTCTTACGCACACGTGTATTAGAGCATCTATTCGAGGAGTCATCCAAAGGCAATGCTCAAGCCTCAGCTAAACTTGGACAGCTCGCAAACCTCGGCGAAGAATCCCAAGACATTACTATCATCAGAAAAAGTTACTGTGGGGAGTGTGGTGGTTGCCTACAAAAATAGCCGAACGCAATTTCTCTCATTTGCTCATTTGCCACATTTATCTAATCCATCCGTCATGCAGCGAGCAGCGACGGTGGTGATCGGAATCTTGTTCAGGTCCCTCAGAGGTACGATAATTGGGCCACTCTTAAACCTAATAAACATAGGGTCAAAGGATGGAGATGCTGACTACCTGGAGATAACTAATTTTGTATTACCAGGAGCTCGGTGCGAACTGCACAGCTCTGAGAGTTCCAGGAGAGCTGGTGATTTGGCTCACAGGGAGCTCAAACCTGTCAAAAACCTTAATAAATATAGCAAAAACGCTAGCAAAATGGGTGGGGCATTAGTTTTGGGGTGGCTCGGGCAGCCAGCTCGCAATTTGTTTGGTATTTAGACCATGAACAAACTTTTATAAATTTGAGATTTACAATGTTAAGACCAGATGAAATACTAAAATTAGAAATAACCGATATGGATTACATCATATGTTTAAAATGTAAAAATTATTTTTTCGTTCATGTAATATATGATAGCATATTAAACGACCCATTGTATTGTCCATTCTGTGGATTAGAGTTTGAATATGAAAAAGAAAAGATATAAAAGTTGTGAAGAGTGTTGTTGCGTAGATTCTAAAGATAATCCAATTATTGAAGAGTTTGATGGAGATTATTTAGTCAAAAGTTTATGTATGATGTGTTTTGCAAAAAATATAAATGAAAATAACATTACCAACAATTCAGCCTAGAGATTATCAACTACCATACTTTAAAGCTTTTGATAATGGAGTACAGTATTCGTTGATAAGTTGGCCCAGGAGGGCTGGTAAAGATGTGGCCTCATTTGCGTGTCTAGTAAATAGAGCAATTGAAACACCAGGTAACTATTATTATTTATTTCCGACCAGGGCTTGGGCAGCTAGAGCATTATGGGATAACATTTGTGAGTGGGCTGGTGGTAAAAAACTAGTAGACCTTATTTGTCCAGAACAAATAGTAGCTCGCAAAAACAATTCAGACTTCTTTCTTGACTTGATTAATGGTAGTAGAATAAAGATTGACGGCACAGACAATTTAAATTTCGTAGGACAAGGTGGATCGGGATATGTATTATCAGAATTTTCTCTACATAAAGAAGAAGTATCTGGATTCCTTGCACCAATCTTAACAGAGGGTAGTGCATTTGTCACATTTAATGGAACACTTCGTGGTAGAGGAAATCATTTATGGAGATTATATGAAAATAATAAAGAACGCAATAACTGGTTTACGCAATGGCTTACGTTATCTGATACAAAAACTAACTATTGGATTAACGAAGATATTAACATTAATAAAGAATTGCAAGGACAAATTAGTCCATACGATCAAAAGCCTTATAAAAATATTCAAGAAGAAATAGATTCTGGTATTATATCTTACTCTATGGCTCGCCAGGAGTATATGAATGAAGCTGTATCTCAAGTTGAAAATTCATACTACGGACATGAATTAGATATTATGAAAGGAGAAAACAGATATGATTCTATGGAAATTTCAAATAACCATGTGTATACTTTTTGGGACCTTGGTACTAGTGATGCTACATCAATTATTTTTGCTCAAATAATAAACGATAATTTTTATATTATTGATTATCACGAATCTAGTGGTAAAAAAATTGAAGACTATGGTGTAGTTATTCATAGCAAAAATTATAAATATGGTGGTCATTATGCACCACATGATGTATCTAAACGTATGTTGTTTGGAGATTTAGTATCTAAAGCAAAAGAAGTAGGTATAAATTTTAGACGTGTTCCAAAAACTAATTCTATTTTAGAAGATATAGAAATATGTAGACGTAATATGAAAAAAGTTTACATATCTACTTTATGTGAAGATTTAATGAATCATTTAGAAAACTATCGAGAAAATGCATCTGGTAAACCTGTACATGATAAACATTCTCATGGTGCTGATGCATTTAGAACAATGATTATGGCTAAACATTTAAATTTAGTACAAGTATATTTGTCTACTGATAATAATATAAAGCTACCAAAACAAGTAAGTGGTCCAGAAGAATATGCAGAGGATAATTGGTTTGATGATAAACAAAGCGAAAAACCATTATGGCAAAGATTTCGAGGAAATTTTTGATTATTATTTAAAAAATGGAATAGTATATAGTGACGATAAAACATTTGTCATGGCCATGTACCATAACAAAGATGTGTTACTAGGTAAAAAACAATTAAATAAGCTTGACAGGTGTGATTGTTATTTTGTTCACTACTTCACAGGCAACCTAAAACGCCTATTTGCGTTGATGCCAGTAGAATTAGAATATGCTGTATTTGAAAGATTTGATGGCAAATTAAAAGTTTATAATTTAGAAAGATTACGGAGAAAAATTTATGGGATCAGCACCAAAACCACCACCACCACCTCCACCTCCACCACCGATTGCAACAGTAGTAGAGGGTGAGCAAGCTGCACGAGCAACTAAAAAACAAATTAAAGAAAAAAAAGGTAATGAATCTTTGTTTGTTACTAAAGGCCAGCCTATGGGAAGTGCTAAAGAAAGACTTGGTAATCAATCTGGAAACTATAACTTATGAATGTAAACTCACTTATTGAAATGTATAAACGTGAGAAGACTAGTTCAGAAAGAGCTAACTTTGAAACTTTATATCAAGCTGCTGCAGAATTTTGTAGTCCAAGTAAAGATAATATCCAGGACCGAAAATCAAAAGGTCAGCGTGATGATGCTCAAAGAATTACAGATATTGGTATAAAAGCTAGACGTATGTTTACAGCTGGTATGATGTCACATCTTTTTCCACAAGGACAAAACTGGATAAGAATATTACCTACAAATCGTGACTTAATGCAAAATGATAATGTAGTTAGAGCATTAAGTGCAACTACTTCTAAATTTATGAGAGCAATCGAAGATTCAAACTTTTATGAAGAGATGGGTCAATGTATTGATCATTGTGCATATATAGGAACAACAGCATTATTTTGTGAATCAACACCAAAAAGAATGTTAAATTGGAGATCACACTATATTAATCAATTTTATTTTTGTGAAAATTATCTAGGAGAAGTAGATACAGTTATTCGTGAGTTTAAACTTACAGCTCGTCAAGCAGTTCAACAGTTTGGAGAGTCTGTTCCTGGAAACATTTTAGAAGAATCAACTGATCCTAAAACATCTACAAAAGAATATACTTTTATTCACATTGTAATGCCTAGAGAAAATGCTTCTCCTACAGAACAAATTAAAAGTAAAAAGAAAGTAGCTTCTATATATATTGAATTAAAAAGCAAAGAGATAGTATTAGAGTCTGGTTTTGATGAAATGCCATACTCTGTTGGTAGATTTTATAAAACAAACTATGAAAAGTATGGTCGTAGTCCAGCATTAGAAGTAGCTGCAACTCTTCCAATGATAAATAGAATGGAAGTATCTCGTATTCGTGGTGCTGAAAGAGTATCTAATCCTCCTTGGTTAGCTCCTAATGATGGTAGTGTTAGACGTATATCTAATGATCAAGGTGCTATCATATATTGGAATGCTGGTAATCCACTATCTAAACCTGAACAACTACGGCCACAAGATAATGTTGTTGTTAATGATGCAATGATTCAAAAGAAAGAAGAAGATATATTAGATGCTTTCTATGTACCATTGTTTAATCCACTAATGAATAGAAAAAATATGACAGCATTTGAATCTGCTGAAAGATTAAATTTATCATTACAATTTTTATCACCAGCAGTTAATAGATTAAATAAATATTTTGTAACACCAGCATTAGAAAGAGCATTTGCTATTATGCTACGTGCTAATATGTTTAAAGAATTAGAAATTGAAGAATTATCTGGTGCTGACCTGGAGTTTGATTTAGTTGGTAAAGCATCTATAGCATCAAGACAAATAGAATTGTTTGGAACAATGACTGCTATGCAACAAATGATGCAAATTGCACAATTCAAACCAGAAATACTTGATAATATAAATGCTGATGAAACAGCTAGATTTATTCAAGAAGTAAATATGGTCCCAATATCTTTACAAGCTTCTGAAGAAGAAGTTGCTCAAAGACGAGAAGCACAAGCTATGCAAGCACAACAAATGGCTCAGATGAAAGAAGCACAAACTTTAGGTGATGTATATTCTAAAACTACTAAATCTCCAGAAGGAGGTAGTGGTGCAGCACAATTAATGGAACAATTAGGAGTAGGACAAGAATAATGGACATAATAGATAAAGTTACCTACGATTTTGAGTGGGATAACGAGAAGGATTTATCAGAAGAAACTAGAAAAGCTTTTGTAGACCTTTTCGATCCATCAAATAATAATGCGTTATTAATAATGAAGTTTCTAGTAGGCGTTTGCAAATGGCAAGATCAAACAGAATACAATGATCCTGTAATAGAAGCAAAAATGAATGCACTAAGAAATGTCATATTAGCAATTAAAAATCAAATAAATATGAAACCCATAGAGGAGGATACTAATGAGTGAAGAAGAAGTAGTAGAGTCTACTGAAGAAGTAGTAGAAACACCTGTTGAAGAAACCACAGAACAAGATGCCGGTTCAGTTGCATTTGTTGATTCTATGTTAGAACAAATAGATGATGAAGATGTAAAGGGAGCTGGTTTTTGGAAAAACTTACAAGGCAAAAATGCAAACGAAGTAGGTCAGTATATTAAAGAGCTACAAAGTTTTGCTGGTAAAAAAGGTGATATTCCTAAATCAGATGCTTCAGAAGATGAATGGAATGATTTTTATTCAAAGCTAGGTAGACCTGAAAATGTTGAAGGATATGATTTTAGTATTAACCAGGATTTTGCTGATATAGTTGGTCAAGATGCTGCTAGTGCATATGCAACTGCTATTGAAGAGTTTAAAAAAGAAATCTTTAAAATAGGTGCTAATGCAGATCAAGCAGAAGGATTAGTTGATTGGTATTTAGAAAGAGCAGCTAATACAACTTTACAAACTAAAGAAGCTTTTGAAACAGCTGAAAAAGAAAAAACTGACGAGCTAAAAAAAGCATGGGGTGAATCCTATGATGGTATGAATAAAAGCATTGAAGGTTTGTTAAGAAATAATGGTATGGAAGACGAACATATTGAATGGGCCAAACAATCTGGAATCTTAAATGAACCAACATTAGCTATTACTCTTGGTAATATTGCAAACAGATTTGCTGATGATCCAGAGATAGGTCATTTACAAACTAAAACACAAGCTGGTATTCGTGATCAATTAGCTGAAGTTAATATAGATGTAACAGAGTATCTTAAAAAAGGACAGCCTATACCTCCTCATATTGCACAAAAGAGACAGGACCTTATGGATAAGCTTGGAGATGATTTGTAATTTTTAGCTTGACAGCTAAGATTTACTTTTAGTACAAATTTTTTTAACGAAAGAGACAATCTTTTAAGACCTCTGTAAGTTGTCGTCGAACCAGACGTAAACTGGCAGGCAAGACCTCCTTTAGGAGATAATCAGAGCCGATTAGTCGTGTAAATTAATTAGCCAATTATTAAAAAGGAGATGTTAAAATGGCTTCAACTAGTATAACAACTGCATTCGTAAAGCAGTATGGTGCTACTCTTGATCTTCTTACTCAAACTATGGGTGGAAAGTTCAAAGGCACACACCTCGAAGAATCTATCGAAGGTGAAGAAAAATATTACGATCAGTTAGGATCAGTTTTCGCAGAAGAAGTTACTTCTCGATATGCTGCTTCTCCTGAAAATGACATATCTCACGACAGACGTAGAGTTACAGCTACTGCGTATGACGTTGGATTAATGTTAGATAAGTTCGACAAAGTACAAATGCTTGTAAATCCTGAATCAGAATATGTTCAGCAACAAGTAACTGCACTTATGCGTAAGTATGACATTGAGTTCTTAAAAGGACTATTTGGTACTGCACAAACTGGTAAAACAGGAAGTGGTACTGCTGTTCTAGATGCTGACAATAAAATTGCTCACAATAGCACAGGTCTTACTATCGCTAAAATTGCACAAGCAAGAGAAATCATGGAATCATTTGGTATTGATCTTTCTGATCCACTAAATAAACCATACCTTGCTGTAAGTCCTAAATCATTACAAGACTTATTAACTGATACAACTGCTGCTTCTATTGACTATAACAATGTTAAGTCTTTAGTTAATGGCGATTTGAACACATTTTTTGGGTTTGAAATCATTAAGTCTAACCAGCTACCATTCTTAAATGATGCTGGTGCTCCAGCTGGAACAAATCATTTAGCAAACCTTTCTTGGGGTGCTACTACTGATCTTCCTGTTGCTGCTAGTGGTGGTGGAACTGCTGCAAATATCAGAGGTTGTGTTGCATATACACGATCTGCCGTGCGTCAAGTTACTAATCCTCAAATTATGACAGAGATTAGCAAACGTGACGATAAGAGATTTAACTACTACGCTTACTCTTGTATGAGAACAGGTGCTGTTCGTATGGAAGAAAAGAAAGTTGTTCAAATCGGTGTAAACGAAGCTGCTTAATTAGGAGATTAAATTATGGCAAACATACGTTCAAATGAAGTTATTGAAGTTTATGGTGGTACTTCAGGTACTGCTGCAGACGCAATAACTAGTTCTTCTGTTTTAGAAGGAGATCAAAGATTATTTGATGCTACTACTAATGCAGCACAAGTTAGAACAGCTAAATTTACTATCAGTAATGGAAGTAATACAGGTACAGGAGATGTCCTAGACTTGTTAGTTCTTGGTAAAGATGCAGTTGTTTTAAATTTTACTATCAATGGTTCTGCTGCTTTAAGTAGTGGTACAACTTTGGATTTAATTCCAAAGATTGATGGAACAACTATCGGTAAGGCCGCTGGTATTGAAGGTACTGAAGGTCTTAATGCTGCATTTGCATTACATACAGGATGGGCACAAGCTGAAGTTCCAGCAACAGACATTGGTCTTGTTACAATAACTACTGCTAACGCTGGTCTTGATGCAAGTAAAACATTTAGTGGAAAAGTTTTCTACTACGTTAACAAATAATATGTAATTCGGTAGGCATCTAACCATCCTTCTCGGTTAGTGTAAGACCTACTTTTTTTAGGAGAAATATGGCACTTACTAAAATAGATATTTGCAATCAAGCACTCTTAAAAGTAGGAGCTGATATGATTGCTTCACTAGATACATCATCCTCTTCAACAGAAGCACACATACGAAGTGCATCTTTATGCAACGTATTTTTTGATCAAGCCTTAGAAGAATCTATTAGAGTATATCCTTTTAATTCATGTAAAAAAAGAGCTATACCTGTTAAGTTAAGTGATGCACCAACTTTTGAATATAAATTTGCATTCTTACTACCTAATGATTGTATTAGAGTTATAGATGTATTTGATAATGACAATGCTTATAATGATAGATTAAAATATGTTATTGAGGGAAAAAATATTCTGTGTGATACAGAAAAGATTTATATTAAATATGCTGCTGTTCCAGCAGATATTACACATTTAGATTCTTTAGCTGCACAAGTAGTAATACTAAAACTAGCTTTGAAGTTAGCATATCCTATGCAACTTGATGATAAGATAGAAAATTCTATATTAAAAGAATTAGAACAAGTGGTCCTACCATATGCAAGAAGCATAGATACTTTTGAAAGTAGTGATTATAGTCAACCAGAAAGCGAAATGCTTTTATCAAGATATGAAGATACTCCGAGGTTTTAATGGCTATAGCTTATACAACAGCTTTTAATTCTGGCGAACTATCACCAAATATGGATGGTCGTACCGATCTACAAATATATAAAAAAGGTGTTAGTCATTTAGAAAACTTTACTATACTTCCTCAAGGTGGTGTAGAAAGAAGACCAGGAACAGAATTTATAGCTAAAACAAATAATGGTAATGGTAGTGCAGCTGCTAGATTAATACCTTTTGAATTTTCTACTGATGTGGTTTATGTAGTAGAAATAGGTAATACTTATGCTAGAGTGTTTGATTCTGCTGGTACAAGTTATGCTGTTACTGGTACAGTACCATATCTTCAAGCAGAGATTAGAGATATACAATTTATATCAAGATTTGATACATTAATTCTTACACATCCTAATCATCCTCCACAGCAATTACAAAGATTAACTACTGGTCCTACTTTTGGTATATCAGCAATAGATTTTATTTATCCACATTTTCTTGATGAAAATACTACAACTACAACAATAACACCATCTGGTACATTAACTGTAGGTGGTAGTGCAACTCTTACTGCTAGTGCTAGTTTATTTACAAGTACAATGGCCACTACAAATAAAGAAACTTTTATCAAAGTACGTCATCCTAGAAGTGGATCAACTAAAAGAGTTACAGGATCAGCATTAACAGGAACGGGCACATCATCAGAGCTAGATGTTTCTTTTTCTGATTGGAAACTAGAAACAGATGGCACATGGACAGGTACTATAACATTAGAACGATCTACAGATAATGGTGTTACGTTTGATGTTTTTGCACAGTTTGATACAACAGGTGTAGCTAGTAAAAACTTTATTTTTAATTCTCCATTAACAGAAGGTGCAACTACTTTAATTAGATTAAAAAGAGAAAGTATTGTATCAACTGATGGAATGGATTTTCAATTATCTGCTGAATCTATATATGCAGAAGGTATTATGAAAGTAACAGGTTTTACTTCAGATACTGTAGTTACAGGTACAATAGTAAGTAAAATAATTAGCACAGATGCTACAACAGATTGGTCATTAGGTGCGTTTAGTGTTGATAATGGTTTTCCTAGAACATCATCATTTTTTCAAAATAGATTATTTTTTTCTGGAACAACAGCAGAACCAGGAACAATTTATGGTAGTGTATCTGGTGATTTCTTTAATAATTTACAAGGCAGTTTCGGAGACCTTGCAATAAAAAGAGTACCTAACTCTCCAGAAGCTACAAGATTTTTAGAATCAAAAGAAAATTTATTTGCTGGTACATCAGGGTCAATAATAAATGTATCACCAGCTAGTACAACAGATGAAATAGTAACAGCAACTAACATAAAAACTATTCCAGAAAATGCTTTTGGATCATCTACTATGCAAGGCTTTCTTGCTGGTAACGCTGTTTTGTATACACAAAAAGATAATTTTAAAATACGAGAGTTAATATTTAATTCAAACACAGCATCTTTTCAATCAAATGATTTAAATGTATTAAGTGATGTTATATTAGAAGGAACAGATAATGTTGGTGTAGTTGAAACATTTTTACAAAAACAACCAAATCAAGTATTCTGGTGTGTTAAAAATGATGGAGATATGGCTTCATTATTATATGAAAGAAACCAAGAAGTTATTGGATGGTCCAGATTAACAACTGATGGTGATATTGTAAGTGGTGCAGCTGTATCTGGTACTGCTGATGATTCTATATGGTTATGTGTTAACAGAGGTACAAATGCTTCTCCTGTTTATTGTGTAGAAAAATTTAAACCTATAAGAGATTTAAATTGGTTTGTAGATAGTGGAGTAAAAGCTACAGGTACTAATATAACTTCTGTTTCTGGATTAGGACATTTAGAAGGTAAAAAAGTACAAGTTGTATCTGATGATAATTTTCATTCAGAACAAACTGTATCTGGAGGATCAATTACTATTGATAAAAAATCAAGCACTATTGTAGCTGGTTTAAAATATGATAGTATTATGAGGACCTTACCTATAGAACCTACTTTAGCTCAACGATTACCTAACTCCAGGGTTAAAGGTTTAACTAAAGCAATATTAAGATTTAGAAATACAAAAGGTGCAAAGGTAGGAGAGTTTAATAAACAGTTAACTAGTTTGCCAGTATTAAATACAAGTGACATAACAGGACAGCCTATAAATGTAGAAACAGGACAGTTTAAATTCTTTATTCGTAATGACTGGACTAGAGAAAAAATACTTGAAGTAAAACAAGATTTACCTTATCCTATGACTGTTATCAGCTTAGCATTATGGGTAGTTGCAGAGGGAGGATAATATGTTTTGTAGAGGATATAAAAATGAAGACTATCATAAATTTGTTACTTATTGGAAAGGACATGATTGGGAAGCTGTCCCAGAAATCATACTCCCCATTACAGGAGTTGTTTGCGTTAATAATACTGATGATTACATTTTTGGTGGTGTATGGGTATATGCTGACCAAACTTCTCCAATAGGATGGATGGAATGGATGGTAACTAATCCACAAAATACAAATAAAGAAAGTTTAAAAACTGTAAAATTATTAGTAGAAGAAGCAGCTTTACTATCAAAAATATTGAAGCTTAAATTTTTAATGACTTCTGTTAATAAAAAAAGTTTAGTTAAATTGTATGGTAAACATAATTTTAAAGCAACAGATCGAGATATGATTAATATGATGAGGATTATATAATGGCAATATTTACAGCAACAGCAGCAGCATTAGGTACAACAGCAGCAACAGTAGCAGCTGGAACTGCAGCAGTTGGAGCTGGTATATCAGCTTATGGTCAATATCAATCTGGTAAAGCACAAGAAGCAATGGCTAAGTATAATGCTCAAGTAGCTAGACAACAAGCAGATGCTGAATCAATGGCTATATCTGAAAGAGCTAGAAGACTTGCAAGGGACCAAAGACAATTAAGAGGTATGCAACAAGCAGCTGTATCTGGTACAGGTGGTATGATAGCTGGAACAGATTTATTAGCATTAGCTGATGAAGCTGCATTAATGAGTTTAGATCAATTAGAATTAAAACGTCAGTCAGATATTGCACAGTTAGGTGGAGAATCAAAAGCACAACAATCTATTTATGAAGGTAGAGTTGCTAGATATACTTCTAAATTAGGTGCAGCTGGTACATTCTTATCAGGTATAGGAACAGCTTATAATTTATCACAAGCATATAAACTACAATCTCCTGGAGGAGGAACAGGAATTGGTACTGGAAGTAGTGGTGGTTATCAAGACCAAACAGGATTTAGAATGACGGAGAATTAATAATGGCCATACAACTTAAAAAATATAATCAACAAGTAAAACCATCAGCTGAGTCTGGAGCTGTAGAAGGTAGTATTAGAACAGCTGGACTACCAGGAAAAGCACTAGCAGACGCAGCAGAAAAAGTTGGATCATCAATTCAACAAGTTCTTAAAACAAAAAATGAATTAGATTCAAGAGCAAGAAGAGTTGCTTTTGATAAAAAAACAGATGAGTTTCTAGTAGATGTAGAAAAACAACAACAAGATGCTTTATTAGGACAAGGACAGTTTGCTCCAACTCAAAACGCAGATGGTACTATAACTGAAAATAGAATACCATTTGAAGACATAGAATCAGTAGTTATTACACCAGCTAAACAAGACTATGAAAACTGGCTATCAGAACAAAAATATACTAGTGCTGAATTAAATTATATTAATGCTACAAAAAATAAAACTTTTTCATCAATTGATGCAAAAAGAGATCAAGTAGAATTTAAAAGAGATGTATCTCAAAAGAAGTTTGATTTAGAACAATCTATTATTTCTGATACTAGAAAAATTTTAGACTTACAAGATAAGTATGGTAATGATCCAAACGCTGAAATGTCTGAAGCAGATAATGCTACTTTACAAGAATTAACTAGTAATCAACAATCGAATATAAATTTCTTAAAACAAATAAGTGATCCTGGTGACGCTGAACAAGTTGAAAGTTTAGTTTTATATCAAACTATTGAAAAATCAATTAGACAATATCAAAAAGATGTAGCTGGTAATTTATTAAAAGGTGAAGAAAGAATACAAGTTTTAAATAAAATTAGAAGTCAAATAGATAGATTAAGTGAAGGTGGAGCTGATGCACCTTTAATGGGTAAACATTCTATGGAATTAAATAATTTATTGTTAGCACAAGAAACTGTAGCAACAGATGAAATTGTTACAGAATATGCTAAAATATATAGTCAAACAGAATTAGATATTACACAAGGTAATTTTGCAAACAAAATGACGATTGCAGAAGAATTAACTAGAAGAACAGCAGATATGCCAGAATATTTAAAAAATAGTTTTATGAGAATGGTACTTGGTCAGCTTGCTGTTAGAGTTGATCCAGACTTATCAGAAAAAGAAAGACTTAGTGATCCAATTGCTATTGCTTATGAAAGAATATTTAAACTTATTAATGGTCAAAATGTTGGTTTGAAAGACGTGTATACAGCTATTGGTAATATAACAGATGATACAACTAGAGAATTAATGTGGTTTGTATTTTCTGATTTTACTAGAGAGTTAGGTGAACAAGATGCCAAAGGTATGTATAGAATGATATATGATGGAAAAGGTAATAAAGTACGACTTGATAGTGAAACAGCAGAATTTTGGAGACAAATAGGTAGTTATGTAGCTTTATTTGAAAAAGAAGGAATGATTCAAGATATAGATCAAGAAGCTAAATTTATTACATCTAAATTAAAAGAGTTTAAAAGATGGGAGCAAGGTGGTAAAAAAATTTCTTTTGAAGAATTTAGAAGAAACACGTTTGGTGTAGATGCAAATAAACTTATTGAGAAATCATATAGAACATTAACATTCCAGGATATATATGGAAAACCTGGTATGAGAGAAACACCATCTCCATATACATTTGTAGAACCAGATGAAGCACCTACAGTACTAAATGTAGATAATCAAAATATAGAACAAGTTGTTGAAAATCTTAGTGTAGTACCAGGATTAGATAATCAAATTAAAAGCTTTGGTGATTTAGGATTAGATATAGTTATAAATGATATACCTACAGATACTTCTGGTATGAATTTTTTAGATGAAGATTCTGTTGGTTTTGTAGGACAAAATATACCAGTAAATGAAGTTGAAGCAAGATATGGGCCAGGAGCTACTATTGTTGATGGATTAGTAATGTTTGATACAGATTATACGCAAGTAAAAAAGAATATTAAAAAACTTACTCAAGAAACTGGCAAGCAAAGTATGTCTACACGAGAAGCTAATTTAGCATTTGATAGAAGAAAAGATTTAGAAGACAATAGAGCATTAGCTGTTATTAATTTAATGAAAAGAGAAATGAAAACTATTGGAACAGGTGTAACTGCAAGCACGTCTCATGGTGATTTAGTTCATACTCCTGAAAGTAGAAAATTAATGATAAAGTTTAATCTTCCAGAATCATTTATAGAAAGCAAAATTAAAAGACATGAATTAATAAGTCATCCTAAAACAGATGCAACTATAATTTATAAAATACCTCAAAATAAAGTATATGATTATGAAGATGATATATATGATGGTGAAGATATATCAGAAGAGTTTGGTGGTATACCAAAAGATATAAGAGAAGTTCAACAAGCTAGTGGAGTAAGAGTAACTTTTACTCCTGTAGAACCAGATGATTTTGACCCAGATGCCTGGACAATAGATCAACCAATTCCAATGACATATTATCCAGCAATTGTACTAGATAAAGGACAAAAAAAGATAAGTAGATTAATACCAATGTTTAAAATACAAAATAATGGTAATCTTATGAAACCAGCAATGTCAAATTACTATGGAAGAGAATATGCAAAAGCACTTGGTGTTCAGTTAGGTGATTTTATAGGTATGGCTGAAAGAGGAATATTTGGTAATAAATATAAAAAAGAAATACTTATAGAAGAAAAATAATATGAATCAATTACAATCATATACAAATATAGCTCGTGCATTAAAAGCTCAATATCCTCACTTGCGAGGTCAAGATGATGTATCAATAGCAACTGAAGCTATAGTTAATAATCCTGGAAAATTTACTAGTTTTTTACCTACTATTAATGAAGTTGCTGGTGATGTTATGAAGCATGATCCACTTTCAATATCTGGACCAGATACATCTTCAACTATACTTGAGTCTACTACTGATGATGATAGAGAAAGAGAACAAGCTAGAGCATATTATAATAGTAAGTATGAAGTTAACCATGATGATTTTTTATTAGAAGCTAGAGCAAAATTTGAATATGGAGATGACTATACTTGGAAAGGTGTTAATGCATCTAACTCTGTTATAAATAATCCAGGGCCATTAAAACTTCCAGCTTTTGGTGAGGTTAATGCTTTTTATAAACAAAACAATTCTGGAGATTTAGATTTAGAAGCTTCTTATTTAAGTGATGAAGATGTAATTGATACTACTACTAGTGTAGTTTTAACAAATCAAATTAATGGGACCTATAACAAAAATGAAGATTATGCACCAGTTGTTATGGATAGCCTTTATGCTGAAAATGATGTTGATGGATTTGAATGGTTTCTTGGTTTATGGCAAGAATCTTTTAAAAATATTGATGAACAATTAGAAATGGAAGTAACAGGAGGAAAAGAAATACTTTCAGCATTAGATATTATTGGTAGAGATATGACTGGTATAGGTGATGCAGAAGATTTAGAAAATGCTATAGCAAGATATGAAAGATTAAATAAACTAGGACAACAGCTTTCACAAGAACAAAGTCAAATACGATCTAAATGGACACCTGATGTAGATGTAGAATTAACATATAGAAGAATGGCTACAGGTACAGCTACTATTCAAGAGATGCAAGATTTTGGTAAATGGATAATGGCTGGTATTGCATTTGAAGCACCAAGAATAGCAATACAACTTGGCGTTACAGCATTATCTTTTTTTACAGGTAATTTTGTTGGAGCTGGTATTGGTGCTGCAAAAACAGTTGGTGGCAGAAAAATTAAAAAAGCAATAGGCAAACAAATTGATAAAAAAGTAAAAACCACAGCTGAAACATTATTAGCTAAAAAAGCAATTAAAGATGCTTCTTTTAAAGCTTCTAAAAGAATTGGTGCAGTATATATGGGAGCTAGTGCAACAGGTGCATCAGCAGCTAGTGATGATGGTGATGTTAATCAAATATATAAATCAGCGTTTATGCCTATTATAGATGGGACAATAGAAGCACTTAGTGAAAAGTTTGAATTAGATGTTATATTAAATCCTTTGGTTAAAAAACAAATTTCTAGAGGTGGAGTTACATTTCTTAAAAATATAGGTAAAGCAGGAGCTACAGGTGCTGGATCAGAAACTCTTGCTCAATTTGGTAGTAATTTAAATCACAAACTATGGGGAGAGGGTACAAGATTAGGTGAAGGATTAGCAGAAGCAGCTACATTAGGTGCATTTTTAGATATAGGTGTTGCTGTACCTGTAAATACTATAGCTGGTGTTAATAATAAATTTTCAAAAGCTAGAGTTGATGCAGCAAATAATCCTACTAAAAAAACTGTAGGGACCTTAAGTGAAGCTATAAATGGTGTTAACGAAGCTGTTAAAGAAAACTTAAGTAATAAAATTGTTTTTGGTTATAATGATGGAAAACATATAGCAATAGAATATGATGAAAATGGTGATATTGTAAACACTATTGAAAGAGATGATTTAACTACTTTAGATGATGCAAAATTTGTTGAAGAATTACTTAAAATGCAAAGACTATCAAATAAAGATGTATTTCATTTTGACATAAATCAAAAAGGAACAGCTACATTAGATTATCATGTTTATGATCCTCAATTACTTATAGATGAGCCATTACCTAAAGGTGTGGTAAGGACTTCTGGTGATTTTGATATTGCTCGTACTAGAGGTAAACAAAATTCAATAAACATGAAAAAAGTACCAGGCGAACATATTTCTACTAGAGGTAAAAGTAAAGGAGAAATAAAATCTGGTAAACATCAATTAGGTGCGTTTAACGATGTTATAGATAATATGTTAGATAGCACAGTAATAAATAACAGAAAAACACAAGCATTAAAAACAACAATAAAAGGATTACAAAAAACATTTCCAAATATATTTAATAACGTAACAGTAGTTTATAAAACATCTGATGCCAAAGCAGCTGGTTCTTTTAATCCTAGAGAAAACATATTAATGATAGCTGGTACTCCAACTTTAGAAACTTTACTACATGAAATGATACATGGAATTACTTTACGATCTATGTATGCTCTTGAATCAGATGCTTTTAAAAAAGGAATTATTTCAAAAAAACAAGACTACCATATAGATGATGGTTTTACTTTAGATAATTTAAGACAATATTTTAAAGATATTTCTAATGCAGATAATGAAATGGCTCAACTAGCAAGATTAATGGAAATATATCTAAATGAAACTGGACAAGATATTTTTGTACAAAGATTTGGTGATAGAATGGCTACATTGTCACAGCATTATAGAAAAGGTAGTTTTGATGGTGATAGATTGTTAAGTTATGGTGGAGCTTTTATGGTCGAATTTGTAACAGAAGCTTTTATGGAACCGGCATTTCAAGCAGAAATGTCATCTATTGTAATGCCACAAAGTAAAGGTCAAACATTATGGAATGAATTTAAATCTCTTATTAGAAAAATATTTGGATATGGTAAATTAGGAAAAACCACTTTATTAGATGAAACTATTGATGTAATTTTAGATTTAGGAAATCTTCAAGAAATAGCTGCTCAAAGACCATCAAGACCAAAAAAACAAATAGAATTTAATACTCTTGTTCAATATCAATTTGATAAGGATTTTATACAACGATTTAATAATTATAGAACAGCAGTAACTTCAGTATTAAGAAATTTTGATAGTAAAATAAACGGTAAACAAGTTTATACTATTCCTAAACTTTTAAGAAAAGCAAAAGAATTAGGTATAAAAATTCCAACAGAAGCAAGAACAAGTAGAGATGCAATCTATAATGCTTTTCTTGAACAATCTAATTTTAGAGGTGTTTCTTTAGAACAAAATATTCAAAGAACAATGGCCAGAACAGATAGAATATTTAAGGAAGTTGGTACAGAAAAAGAAAGAAATAAATTAAGACAATTAAAAACTGATGAGTTACTTGATATAGCTAACAAAGACTTAAATCAAGCTACATTTAATTCAATTTATAAAGAGTATAAAGATAATGGCAACACGCTACAAGACTTTGAAAAAGAATTTATAATATCAGCTATTTTATTTACAAGAAATGAAGAACCTGTATCAGATACTGAAGACTTAACAAAAGGTGCTAGAAAATACGGACCAGGTATTGCTTCTTTTAGAAAAGCATTTGCTAAGAAAAAACCAGCAACAGTTGATTTTAAACAAGATAAGATTCAAAGAAAAACAGGAGTTGATAAACAAGATACAGATTTCTTATTTAGTAAACCAATAACAGAAGAAAAAATACAAGAAGTAATAACAGAGTTAAAAGATTACGTTTCTGGAAAAACTTTTAATAAAGTTGTACCAAAATTACAAGAGTTACAACAAATAGCTAGAACATATAGAAAGATGCCAAAGAATTGGAGAAAGCTAAAGAAAAAAGAATTGCAAAAAGCAATGGTTAAAGCATTAGAAGCAGAATTAAGAGAAGATCAAGCATTAGGAGTAGAACAAGAATTTACTTATGATACAAAAGAAATAGATAGAATTTATGATGCTCCTTATGAAAAACAAAAAAGTATGCAAATTATTCAGGTCACCAGAAAAGATGGTGTGATAAATAATTTTTTAGCTATAGATTTAATAAAAGATGATGGCTCAATTGATGGTCCATATTATTTTCCTACAGAAGCATCAACTGTAGGAGATGCTTTAGATGTTGTACAACCTAATACTGCTTTGGGAGAATTTTTAAGTATAGTTGATGATAATGGTTTAACTATTTTTACTCCTGGTGAAATACAAGGTTTTAAAAGTCTTGAGGAAAACATACAATCTACAATGCAAAAAGAAGCATATGCTATTGTAGATGAAATTAAAAAGTTTGATGATCCTGGTTATTTACCACTAAAAACAATGGCAGAAGAAAAACCTGATGAGTTAGTTATTGATACAAGAATAGATTTAATAGGTGATGAATATGAAGATGCTGTAACTAGACCTACACTTGGTATTCCAACAAATCAAATTTTTGAAAAAGCAAGAGGTGCTTTGAGATTTTTAATACCTAGTAATTTAACAACTAGAATAAAAGCAATTTCTCCTAAAGCATTTTTAGCATTAATGAGATTTCATCAAAATGAAAAATTATTATTAAGAGAATTTAAATTAGCTTTTCAACCATTTGAACAAGAATTTAAAAGAATTAAAAAAACATTAAAACCAAAAGAATCAGCTGAATTTATTGCAGCTACATTAAATGGAGATTGGACCACACTTAAAAAGTTTGGCATGAGTAATGAAGCTATAACGTCAACACAAGCAGTTTTTGCAGATATTGCACAAAGACTAGGATTTCCTTCTAACATAAATTATTTTAGACGTGAAGTTGTAGATTATAATGGACTAGTAGAATATATGCAAAAATCTCCAACTGATGCTTTACAAACTAGGTTTAGAGAAGCTTTAAAAAAGAAAAGAAAAAATAATCCAAAAGCAGTTTTAACCCCAAGAGAAAAGAAAAATATAATTAGATCATATTTAACTGATACTAAAACACATGATGCTCTTTTGCAAAGAAGAACAGTAGAAACAGTTACTCCAGAAATGGTTAAGTTCTATGGAAATCCTATATCATATATGGAAAATTATTTTTCAAGAGCAGCTAGAATATCAGCAAGATCAGAATTTTTAGGAAAAAAACCTAAAACAAAAGAAATATCTAATGGTGTTTTTCAAATAGATGATAGAGATGGTAATGATGATGCAACTGAAAGTGATATAATTAATATTCTAATTGATTTACTAGAAGATAAATCTGTTTTAAAACCTCCTACTGATAAAGATGGCAATCAAATATTTGATGCTGAAGGTAGGTCTAAATATATATTAGATACAACTTCAGAGGGGTATCAAAAAATTAAAGAATTAGTAGGACTTTTAAAATCTGCTATCAACTATAGGCCAGCTGGAAGATTAGCTACAAGATATAGAACAATGACATCAGCAGTAAATATATTACAACCTGATACCATATTATTACAGTTAGCAGATATTGCTATTTCAGCTGTATATAATGGAATAGGAGCTGTAGCTAAATCTGGTCAAGTTATAAAAGGATTAACTGATAGAGCTGGAAAAGCTGTAAAACTTGGATTAGAAGAAATTGGTATTGAAAAATATGATATTGAGTTTCAAGAAGGAATGTCTAATCCAGGAGCTAAAATAAAATTTGGTAAAAAGTTTGAACAAGGAATGATAGATTTAACAAAAAGATTGTTTGCACCATTAGGAGGTGCTGACTTTATAGGTAAATCATCTTTAGTTAAATCAGTAACTATTAAATATACAAATTTAGCACATAATGATCCACAAAAATTATATGATATATTAAAAGATAAATGGGTAGATGATACCTGGATTCAAGGAGTTATAAATGATTTAAGAAAAAATGAATTATCAGAAGATGTTAAATTATTATTGTATATGGAAATGGCAGAGTTTCATCCTATTACAACATCTGATCATATAAAATTTTATATTGATAATCCCTGGGCTAGACCATTATTAGTATTACAAAGTTTTGCATTTAAAATGTGTGATAGATTTGGAAGACAAGGTGTAAGTTTATTATTATCTGGTACAGAAAATATGATTGCTGGAGGCCGTACTAATAATGAAGCACTTAAAAGTGTAGGTGAAGATCAACTTAAACAAGGCTTTAAAGGAACATTTCAGTTTTTAATTCTTACACTAATTATTGAACAAGCAGTTAGAAAAGGAATTAAAGAGTTAGCACAACTAGCTAAAGTAGAACCAGACGAATATGAACTAGAAGAAATCAAAGAAGCTAGTATAGGCACTCAATATTTTAAATCTATTATGAGTATAAATCCTTTTTTCAATGGATTTGAAATAGTAAGATTATTAGAAACTGGTGACGTTGATAAATTTGTAAATTCATTTGTAAACATAGCTCCGTTCTTTGGTACAAGAATATTAGAATCTATGTATAAAAATATGGTCCTAGATAAAACAAAAGATAAACCACATGATTTTGAATGGTTAAAAGACATACCATTAGCTGGTGATATATTATATGGAATAGAAGAGAGAAAGAAAAGGTTAAGAGAGAGATAATAAGCTTGACATTGTCAACGCTAAAAATTAGAAATTTAAAGAACAGGAGACACTATGTCATTATCAAATACAAGTAACAAATTACAGTTTAGTCCTAGCTCGCCTACGACAGTTTTTAACTTTAATATTAAGTTTTTTAATGAAGCTGATATTGTTGTTACAGCTTTAGTATCAGGAGCTACATCAGAGGTAACTTTAACTAGAGTTTCTAGTCCATCAAGCAACACAGAATATAAAGTTGATGCAACAGGTGGAGACCCAGCAAATGGTGCTGATATAACTATTGGTGGTGCTGGTTATACTTCTGGAGATAAAGTAACTATTGAAAGAATAGTTTCTATGACCCAGGAATACGATTTACAAGATGGTGCTGCCATTGATCCTACAGCATTAAATACAGGATTAGATAGAGCAGTAGCACAAAATCAACAACAACAACAAATATTAGATAACAGTTTAAGTTTTCCTGTAAGTGATGCTGATAGTATTACTTATAATATAACTGAAAGTGCAACATCAAGAGCAAATAAACTTATTGGATTTGATGCTGATGGTGATATAAATACACAAACATTTTCTACTGTAGCTGGTGATGCTGTTACAGGTGGTAATGGTATAGATATTACGGGTAATCAAATTAGTGTAGATGTTACAAGTGATTTTACATTTAGTTCAGGTGAATTACAACTAGCTACAGATTCTGTTGATTCAGCAGAGATAAAAGCAAATGCAGTAGATACAGCAGAGATAAAAGATAATGCAGTAACAACTGCTAAATTACCTGATTCTACTAGTACATCAGATGGTGTTACATTAGCTAAATTACAACACATTGCAACAGATAAAGTATTAGGTAGAACAACAGCAAGTGATGGAGATGTAGAATTATTAGATTTAAAAGATGAAGATACAATGTCATCTAATAGTGATACTGCTGTAGCAACACAACAATCTATTAAAGCATATGTAGATTTATATAAACCTAATGTAGCATTTGCTGCAAAACAAGATACTCAATCAGAAGCAGGAACAGAAAATCAATTTTATGAAATTACAGGATTAAATCCAAGTCTTACAACTAAAGTTACAGGATCAACATTTAAAATAAGCACTACAATAGCTTTAGGGTCAGAAGATTTAGGAGGAAATGTTGTTTTTAAAGTTCAATATTCTTTAGCAGGTGCTAGCTATGCAGACTTTTTAACACCAACAAGTCCAAGCAGTAGAGTGGCTTGTCACGCAGCATCATCTCAAGGTAATGCAGAACCTGCAGATATAGTTACTACAAACTTTGATGTATATTTATCAGGACTTTCTTATACTGCAGGACAATCAATAGCATTTAAAGTTTTTGTAGCACAAATACAAGCAAGTTCTCCAAAAGATATAAATATAAATAGATCACATGATGATACTGATAATAATGATTATGCTAGAGCAGTATCAACAATGATAGCAGAGGAAATTTACGCATAATGGATATAGTAAAAGCCAAACCAATAACACCTAGAGAAAGACTTGTAGCACAAAATGTTAGAGTAAGTGTTCAAGGATTAAAAGGAGGAGAAACTCCTAACTCTCCTCCTAGTAATATGGACAATGCTCGTTATGTAATGTGTTCTAATTTAAGAGGACAAGGTCAAGATAGTTTAGCAAGAAACAATGGTTATATTATAATAGGCACTTCTGATTTAGCACAACCTATAGCAAGAGTTAGAATTACTACTAAAACAAATGATACAACATTTGTAGTTACATCTTCTAATACTACTTTTACTCCTAATCCTAGTTTTACTGATGGTACATCTCAACTAAATAAAGTAATTAGAACAGGTGTAGGTGCATTAACAGATGCTAATGGAAATAATATAACAGTTGCATCTTGGAGTAGAACATCTGCTAATACCTATAATATGACTACATCTGCTAACCTAACACAAGGAGTAGGTGCTGATTTATGGTTTGGAGATATAACAGGTAGAGTTAAATCATCTACATTACTTCCTCCTAGATGTGAGTTAATAGTAGAAAAAGAACCAAGTGATCTTATATATGGATCAAATGGAATAAATGGTAATATGCTTAATAATGCACAAGGTAGAATAGATTTTACAAGAGTCGAAAGAATAAGGATAGATTAATATGTATAGAGTTAAACCAACATCAATGGCAGTAAATTATAGTGGTAGTGATAGTGCTAATAATGTAGAAAATGGAGAGTTAATTTTAGTAGGTAATACTAATGCTGCAAACTCTAATGATCCTAGATATGTTCATATTGTATCTAGTGATTTTGTTTTACCTGCAATTAGGGCTAAAGTTAATATGGGTAGTGGATTTGGAGGTTCAGGTACATTAACTGTTGATAGTGCAGTAGGTACAATAGCTAATGGTCTAACAGTTACAGGTGGTGGAATACCTGCAGGTACAACTGTAGCATCTACTAATGGATCAACAACATTAACTTTAAGTGCATCAGGAAGTGCATATATATTAGCTAATAATACACAATTATACTTTGGAGATATAGTAGGAACTAGAAAAGCTAGTTTTATAGTACCTCAAGCAAGTATAGCTGTTTTTGAAAAAGATAAAGACGATAAGTGTTATGGTACTGCTGATATTTTTGGCAATGGTCAAAACCCTGCAGGTACTATATTTACTAGAGTGTTGCGTGTTAGAGTAAACTAGTGAAAGTAAACGAGTCAACAGATATAACTATTCCATTAAGGAATTTGTTATCTATCATAGCAGGTGTTGCTGTAGCAGTTATAGGATACTTTCATATAGATGAACGTATAATGTTACTTGAGCATGAACAGGTTAGAATGTTAGATGACATAAGTGCTAATGAATTATGGATTGATGAATGGGAGTCTGATGGAATATTACCATTAGATGTAGAACAAAACATGAGAATAACTTTTATTGAAAAGAAACTAGAGGAAATCGGTGAATGATTGTATTGAAAAAGGAACAGTAGGAACAATAGGATTTATAAGTAGTTGGAATCTTCAAGCAATCAATCCATTGTTATCGTTTGTAATATCTGTATTAACTATAGTATATTTAGTAGTAAGCATTAAAACAAAGTTAGGTAAATAATGGGTCATAAAAAAGGTCATAGTAGAGTAAACGAAGCAGGTAATTATACTAAGCCTACTATGCGTAAAGCATTATTTAATCGTATCAAAGCTGGTAGCAAAGGTGGTAGAGCTGGGCAATGGTCTGCTCGTAAAGCACAGATGTTAGCTAAAAGATATAAAGCAGCAGGTGGAGGATATCGTGGCTGATCCTCGTGTAGGTACAGGTAAAAAGCCTAGAGGTAGTGGGAGACGTTTATATACTGATGAGAATCCAAAAGATACTGTTCGTATTAAATATGCTACTATAGCTGACGCACAAAAAACTGCTGCTAAAGTAAAAAAAATTAAAAAGCCATACGCAAGAAAAATACAAATACTAACTGTTATGGAACAACGATCAAAAGTGCAGGGTAAGAATGAACAAGCAGCAATAGCAAAAAGAGCTAAGAGCTTTTTGAAAAGGAATCGTGCATGAAGAAGTCACAACAATCATTAAAGAAATGGACAAAACAAAAGTGGCGTACTAAATCAGGTAAGAAGTCATCTGAAACAGGAGAAAGATATTTACCTGAAGCAGCTATTAAGTCTTTATCTAGTTCTGAATATGCAGCAACTACTAAAGCAAAAAGAGAGGGTACAAGAAAGGGTAAACAATTTGTTAAACAACCAAAGAACATTGCAAAGAAAACGAAAAAATTTAGATGAGTAAAAAGAAAAAATATACTAAAAAGAAAGACCCAAGATTAGCAAGAGCAGGTGTATCAGGTTATAATAAACCTAAACGAACACCTAATCATAGAACTAAATCTCATATTGTTGTTGCTAAAGAGGGAAATAAAATTAAAACAATTAGGTTTGGACAACAAGGTAAAAAAGTTGGTACAGTATCTGGTACAGCAGGTAAACCAAAAGCAGGAGAATCTGCTAGAATGAAAGCTAAACGTAAATCATTTAAAGCACGTCATGCTAAAAATATTGCAAGAGGTAAGATGTCAGCAGCATGGTGGGCAGATAAGGTAAAGTGGTAATGAAACATAAATTTACAAAAAAATTAAGTAAAAAACAAAATGATACTCTTAAGAAACATTCAAAGCATCATAGCAAAAAACACATGGATATGATGAAAGAGGATATGAAAAAGGGTATGTCATTCACTCAATCACATAAAAAAGCAATGAAGGAAGTAGGTAAGTAATGGATCACGGAAGTATGAAAAAAGGTAAAAAGAAGTTTACTAAGAAAAAGAAACCTGTAAAGAAACCTATGGGTGGTAAGAACTATGGAGGTATGTAATGCCAAACTTAACACCAAAACAAATGAAGATAGCTAAAGCTGCAGGCGATCCTAATAAGATTGATGCTGCTGACTTTGCAAAACTTAAAAAGAAAAAGAAGTTTACCAAGAAGAAAGGTATGGCATAATGGAACTATTAGCAATGTTAGGTGGAGGACTATCTGGTTTTATATTTAAACTTGTAGGTACATTGGTGCAAGCTCAACAAGCTAATATACAATCAATGATTGGTAAGCAAGAAGCATCTGATAATAGTGCTGATAAAGCTGCAGCAAGAGATGGTGGCACATGGGTAAGAAGATTAATAGTTTGTGCTTGTTTATTTGCTGTAGTTATTATACCATTCATTATGGCTTTTTCAGAAAGTGGTGTAACAGTTGCATCTGAACAAGGATTTTGGATTTTCAAAAAAGAAGTGTGGACAGAACTGTCTGGTTTTGTTTTAATAAGTGAGTTGAAAGTAACTTTATTAGCCATAATTTCTTTTTATTTTGGGTCGAGTCAAATAAAATAATTTATACGTTAGAAAGTAAACGTAGGGTATCATTTCCCTTTCTCTGCTGCGTGACTCAGTAGTAAAACTTTCAAGTCACAATTTTTTATTCACATCTAAATTATAAGGGAGTTATGTCTATGTATCGTATTGTTCACAAAGAGTCAGGAAAAGAAGCAACAGTTGAAGTAAAAGGTTTTAATAGAGAAGAGATAATACGAAAAGCGAGTGAGCAGATCGGCATAGAAATAAGCCCTACCGAAGTAGGGCATATTCGCATACTACCTCTTTAGGATTTTCTTGTACGCTACACCTCTATAAGTAAGGATAACTTCCATTGTATGTCCCCCAATGTTAGCGTTCCTTCGCAGACTTTCTGCTACTTCCGACCATACAGGTTGAACGAGTTATATACTGTATATATAGTATATTATAGTTATAGTCAAGTGAAATTACTAAAATAGTAAAAAATTGGCTTACGAGGATTGCGTATAATCGACTTTCTCATGTAAAGTAATAGTAGAGGTCATCTTAAATTTACTAGTTTTTATCATGGAACTAGTAAACCATTGGGCATTACTTCATCGCATTGAAGCAAATTCTTACATTCCCTCTGCTTCTTGCACAGGTACTTCAATAGTAGCTTTTTGTTTAGCTCTAACAGATAATTCAACATTAGTATCAAAGAATTTATTTAAAGCAGTTTCAAATACACTAACTGTATCATCTAATGTCCAACTATGTTTATCCTTTATACCTACTAATTCTGTTTCATCTTCTATAGTTATTTTAATCATAATTACTCCTTTTTCCAAAGTTTATAATTTAACTTCATTAGATCATTCATAGTTATTATTGTTAATAAGTCTTGTCTACCTTTTCTTGTATAACCATTATACAAAACATCTGTTTTATCTGTAACTAAATTAGTTATATCGCATAACTTATCAGCTAATTCTTTTATATCTTTTCTATGTGCTAATATAAAATCATCATCTCTTTCAAAAGCAATTATATCTACACCAGATACAAGCCAACCATCTTTGCCTTGTACGTTTTTATATTCTAACCATATCCTTTCGGATTGTAAAGTGCCACTATGTCTATTAAGTCTTTTCTTTGCTTTAACATCTATAGTTCCAAAAGAAGTAACAAAATCTATATGTTTAAATTGTTCTGATCTTGTAGCTCTTCTTGCATTTTTATCTCTTTTCAAAACAAGTTTAAAGAAGTAGTCCTCTAAGTCCTGACCTCTTTGCCAACTTTGTTTGAAATCTTTAGCCCTCATCTTCTATTTTCTTTTCAAGGTTAGCTAATGCACGCCAAGCAACTGCGTCCCATTCTTCATCTAAGATATGACGCATCATAGAATCAAGTTCATTCTTTGATTTGTTTCTATCCCAATGCATAGGCTCATTAGGGTGTAGTTGTTTACTGCCTGCTGCTGAACGTAATGCTACTGCACATAATGCTTTTGGAAAGTATTTAATAACACCTGAATAGATGTTTATCTTTTTTCTTTCATTATCATCTTGTGGCAATATCATAGTATTAACTCCATAAGTAAACAAAATAATATTGTTCCCATTAAAATTAAAAATACTGGATACATTAAATCATATTTATACATTTATATACTCCATTAATTCTATTACAATACTAGTTACTATTGTAGTCATTGATATTAATATAATTAAAAATATTGTTTTATCACTCATTTTTTATTTTCTCCAATGTTCTAATCTGTTAATTACTTCTTTTATAATCTCATAATACTTTTCTGCATAATCTGACCCATCAGCTTTTGTATTCTCGTGTAGTTCAGCAAGGATTGGTGTAGGTATTTTCCATTTAAGTTTACTTACTTCCATAAGATAGTTGTATCTTTCAGGAAACTTTTCTTTAAACCATTCTGTTGCATGAAGGACATCTTTGTGCCACCAATGTAAATGATAATAACTAGATAATACTTTCATATTAGTTGGATCAAGTTCAAATGCTTTATGAGTTCCGACATTTAAAACATGAGAAGCGTGACAATCAGAGCCTGAACATTCTTTACCTGAATATTGACAAGTGTAATTGTCACGTTCTTTAACACATAGCTTCGCCTTAGCTACTAATTTCTTAATATACCAAGTGCGATTATGTGGAAGCTTTGGCATTAGAAAGGAATATCTTCTGTCTGCTTAGCATTAAAAGTTTCAATAACTTTATCTACTGCGCTTTCAAATGATCCTGCAAAATCAATCGCAATCTCATATAAGAAGTTTTCTTGCTCTTCCCAATTCCAAACTGTTTTGCCTTTAACAGTTTTTTGTACTGGTGGTGGCATATCATTAGGCTCATCTTTAGTGAACTTCATAGAAACTTTATTTCCCTCTTGTTTAGCATACAAGAAATGACGTTCTCTTTCTCGATCGTAACCGAGACCTAAGAATAAAGCCTTATCCTTAACTATATTAGGAATACGTTTTGCGTATTGCCCAAAAAATTGTGAGTCTACAGGTATCTGTAATTTGAATCTTGAACCCTCATCATCTTCTAACTCTGTTACAAAGTTAGTACCGAAGTCGGACTCATCTACATAAGCACCTTTGATTACACCCTCAATGCCTGTGTATTGTAATTCCTTAATTACCTTACCAGCATTAGCACCTTTCTCAAGTGTGCGTTCTACTGCGTTAGGGTCATCTACACCCTCAGGTAATCTGATTGTGAATTTCCCTCTCACTATTGTTACTATCTTGCTTGTTCTATTTGATGTGTTTGTTAATCCCATCTGTTACTCCTTTTATTTTATGTTATTTTAATTATACCAATTCACTATTGATACTTTGTATTTCAAAATCTATTTTACCATTAATATATTCTAAAATTTTATTATGTAAAGCTAAATATCCTATATCTTCATTTGATTGTGAATCAATATCGGATAAATTAAATTCAGGATAATTAATATTTAACTTATCAGCAATAGCTTTTGTTTGTTTATTAATCTTTACCTGATAACCTTTTTTATAGTTATTTATTCTTTGATTATAATTAATATCTGCGTTCATATCTTACTCCTTATTTTGTTAATATAATTAAACTTACAATAATAGTCAACTCAACTTATTATTTATTTTATTCCCATCTAATATGAGAAAATGTTTGTCTTGTTTTATCAAATGAAAGACTAGCTATTGGCGACACTCCTTGTCTGTTCTTTTGGAACTTAGCAATTACATGATCCCCTAGTATCTCATGGTCTTTTATTATTCTTTTACCACTAACATCTATCTGATCTATTACTTCTTCAAGATATAATATAATGTCAGCAAAGTTTTCTACATCTCTACTCCAAGCAACTTGCCCCTCACTATTTGGGTGAGCAAGTATTATTATAGGTACTCTTAAATCATCTCGTAAATCTCTTAGTCTGCGAATAAAGTAATCATACATAATTGTTTTAGATTGAAATGTTTTACCTCCATCATTTATGGATAATAAGTTATCAATAAAGATTGCGTCTACACCATTCCTTGATTCCGATATAGCCCATGCTCTTATATCATCAATACTCATACCCTTATCTCTAACACATAACTCAAGTGTTTTAATTTCTTGTACTGCTTCTTTAGATTTATTTATTTCATCTTTAGTTGCATGACCTCTAGTTCTCATCACATAAGTATTAACTTGATTGCCATAAGCAATTAATCTAGGTAGTAACTCAGGCTTTAACATTTCAATACTAGCTAATGGTGTTCTTAATTTACTTCTATGTGAGTTCATTATCCATTGAAGCATAAGTGCAGTCTTACCAGTTGATCTCGGTGCGTGTAAAATCATTAATTCATTATTCATCTTTCCTAGTTTAGTTGTCCACTCTCGACACCACCAATTAAACTCGCCAACTTTTCCATCAATGCAATCTTGAATAAACCTATCGCCCATAACTTCAAGTGGTTCATTAGTTTGTATATTAGCTACACTTAATTCACTTATAACTTTATCAGCACTACTTTCTCCTTCGTACGTTTTATCTAATGCTTCTGATAATATACTTATCTCTTTACGAAGATTAGATTTATCTAGTACAATCTTTTCATAATGCTTAACATGACTAGGAACTATTGCTACATCTTGCAACTTAAGAAGATAATTCTCTCCTCCTATTTCATCTAAAACATTTTTATCATTTAACCTATTACGAATAGTAATCGTATCCATAGTGTTATTATTAATATACATATCTTTTAATTCATTAAATAAAAGTCTATGTTTATATTCATAAAAGTCATCTTTAGACAATGTAATCTTTGGAAAAGATAACTGTGGATCAAGTAGTATTGAGCCTATCAATGCTCTCTCTGATTTAATATCATTAGGTACTTCTCTCATATGCTTCTAACTTCCTTTCTTTCTTTAATTATTTCATCTTCCCATATACGATTTAAAGGATTAATCCAACCCTGAAAATCTTTTCTATATTTATATTCTCTGCTACTTATGTAGTCAGCTATAGATTTATTAACAGCTTGTTGATCATCTGTTGATAACTTATTCCAATAACGTAGTGCTATTTGTTTATTACCTTTACGTTCATACTTTTTCCAACACTCCTCGAATAATATATCTGATTTAGTATTTGGTTTAGTATTTGGTATAGGTTGTTCAATATTTAAACTTCCATTATTTAATTCTGAACAATCGATATTTAATGTGTACCATTTGGTTTGATCATATCCAAACTTATTAAAGTTACCTGATATAATAATACCAACAGATTCCATATCTCTTAATATCCTACTAATCTTTTGTCTAGACCAGTAAGGATAATGCTTCTGCATTTCGGAAGCTGATTGATACATATACACTTTACCATCATGTTCATGTGATTCTTTACCTTTATTTTGAATACACCAAAAGCGTATATGTTGTAGCAAGATAGCTTGTTCAACACCATACTTTTCTGCTTCTTCTACATTAAACGCATGACAATCTTTCTTCATTAATAATACTCCTTTACTATTGCGTTACAACATTCCATAGCTTTCTTAATATAAATACAACCTTGATAATAAGATTTAATCTGATCAGGCTCTAACCACTTAGTAGCAAATCCTTGTTTGTTATCTGATCCAAATGCTACAACCATAGCTCCCTCTACATCTTGATTATCTACCTTACTATTCATAGCATAAATACTAATCTGCATCTCATGTTTTTTACTAGGTCTTTTACTAGACTTCCAATCCAATAAAACTCTTTTACGTTTTCCTTTATGAGTAATCCAACCTGCAAAATCAGGTTGTCCTGTAACTCCTAAATCGTTATCCCAAAACCTATCTTCTCCCCATTCAAATTCTGGGTTATACTTTTCTATAAAGTTATTCCAACCATTAGGTATATAGTCTTTATTATAATCTTCTTTTCTGAAAGAGTTTTCTATTGCGTCGTGCATTAATGTACCATTCTCTGCACAATTATTTAACTCTTCTTCATACTCATCATAAGTAGAGCCTTGATTAAATGCCCACTTAATTAAACCCTCACTACTTCCATAAGGATCAAAGTATTTTAGAAACTGAGTTACTCTTAAATAAGAGCCACCGATAATTCTTCCATTATCTATTTCTGTATCAGCTATCTCCATAGTAAGAGATTGGAATTGCCCTATGTTATTGGTATTAAATTTAAGATCGGAATCCCAATAACAGTAATCAATTATCTTAGCACAACCATACTCAAGGGCTTTCTTCTGAGCCATATCTGATTTAGGTACATAACCTATATGTAGATATTCTCCATTGTAATCATACAATACTTTAACTGCATTAGCATCATGCTCATTATCAGGCTCAGCTTCAAACTTAACCATACCTGAGGGTTGTAATGTTTTTATTCTGACATCTCTGTCACTTGCGAATGTAACTCCTACTAGTTTAAGAATCATTTGTTTCTCCTTTTTGATTTAATATATTAGTAATATTATCTGCATTTTGTTTCATGCTTTTCATCAATCCTAATATTGAATCGGGGTGTGCATTATCCATTCTCTCTTCAAAATCCTCCACAAAAGATTCATGTTTACTTAACACTTCCTCTGCTTCTTCGATTGACTTTTTAATTTTATCTTCTAATTCACTCATTTATATTCTCCAGTTGTATGATTTGATAATCAGTATTATTTCCTCCCTCTCTATCAATAAGGGTATCTTTTGATATGTAATCGAATAAGGAAAAATCATTTCCTAATTTATCATAAGTTTCTTTATCAACAGTTATTTCATGTGTTTCCGTTACTGTTTCATATATCTCTACTTTGAATTTTAATTTTTTGTTACTCATTTGTTTCTCCTTTATTTTTAGTAATTAAATAATCATAATGCATATGATCACACTTTGCACATAAGGTATCGAAGTCCTCATAGTCTAAGTAAATAGTTCTACTTCCTATTGTAATCTTAAATCTATCTCCTTTATAATCTACGTCTATCATTAGCCCTCCTTATGTTTAGATATTTTTTCTTCATTATAAATATCGTTATATACATCTTGTTGTGTATATTCATTATTGTTTTCGATAAACATCTTATCGATCTCTGAATGAAGTTGACCTAGTTCTTTTAAGTAAAGTAGGTCGGGGCATATAATACGATACATAGTACCGAACTCATCAGGGACTTTTTCTATCTTGATTTCGTAACTCATTTTTTTCCTTTCTTATTTATCTTTAAATATAATTTCAAATGTTTAATTAAAAGTCAAGTTCTATATTAACCTTTCGTTTGACACTTAGGTGGGTATGCTCTAACAGTTGCAATCTTTTTAGGGAAACCTAAAATTGTTAAACAATTTATTAACTGTTCCTTAGTATACTCTGACTCCATTGATCTATTATATCTATCAACATGATACTTGACTGCACTCCAGTCATAATCTTCTTCCTCTTCAAAACAATCCCACCATAATATGCAAGCAGTTTTAATCATACAACTTGTATTAGTTTCATGTTCCAACCAATTCATTATGTGTTCCCAGTCTTCTTTGTACTTTCTTTTCATAACTCGAAACCATAAGTTTGGATTCTTGTATCTCATTCTGTTCTCTTCTTTATTCATTTATCCCTCTCTTGATAATATTTTTTTTATCTTTTCATCATTCAATAGAAAGTTATACAACCTCCCAAAGTAATTTATTTCTCCATCAATCTCTAACAATCCATCATTATCCATAGATATTAATTCAGCTACAGATAAACATTGTACATTGTAAGTATGTTGTGTCATTTATTTATCCTCTCTTTCTAATTGTTCTGCTACATAATTATCATAAAGGTAATCTTCTTTACCACCTTCATATGCTCTCGCTTCTTCTTCTTCATCGTATTCTTCTTCAGCTTCATCTAATGTATAAATAACTGCAACGTCTACAGTCCATAATCCTTGTTCTTTTTTAACTCTTGATATTTGATTTTCTAAAACAAGTGGTTCATCTCCTCGCTCACTTGTAGTATGAATAACGACTTGGTCTGTATCTTTAAAACCACTATCTAATAATTGTTTTAACTGACCAACTGTTAAAGGTTTTGTTTCGTTTCCCTCGTAATTTTTGTAACTCATTTACTTCTCCTTTTTTGTAATTTAATTTTTCTAATCTTTTCTAAAATCTTTTTACGCTTACGTTTTTCTGCATCTTCTAATTGCTTTCTATATTCGGGACTAGCTTTACGATAAGTTGTTCCAGAAACTGTGTTCCCTTTAGCATTAATATCGTGAGTGTATTTTCCTCCTTGCTTCTTACCTTTCTCATACAAATCTCTTTGCTTTCTTTTCTTTTCTTTTTTCTTACGTTTTGCACGAGACATTAGTAATTCTGTTTTATAATCAATCATTTGTTTTCTCCATTAAATATTTTAATATACCAATAGTTCTATTTGACATATATCCGTCATCTCCCGATGCAATATCAATAGCCAATCTAATTTCTTCTTCGGTATAATATGTGTTACTTTTGTGTGTTCTCCAACAATATATTATTTTCATTTGATTCCTTTCTGTTAATTAAAATTTAAAGCAAGAACAGAGAGGGTAGCTAACCCTCACGTTCTCTAGGTGGTGGGATATTAGGATTCCCCAATGAGCCTTTAAGTATTGTTAGTACCTTAATTTTATAACTCATACCTCTCACTAATAAACCCTTTCGGATCGTTCGTTTTTGTTGTTGTCCTACTCGCACACTTTCGCCCAACAACCGAGTGCCTTACCCCCTAACAAATCTAGGGTTATTCAGCCACACCATATACCAACCTTGCGAGTTGGAAATTGTTACGTTGTTACTATTACATATTAGTTTTAATTTTTCAATAACTAAAACGTTTTGTAACGTTACAGTTTTTTTATCTTCTCTTGTAAAAATCTATTGTGATAGTGATCATACCTTTCGGGATATAATCTTTCATCAATTTTTAACTTGTTCCAGTTAGTATCCCAACACCAATTACTTATCTTTGTTGAAACAGTTACTGTTTTTTCTAATAGATATTTAGCAATAAATAATCCTAATCTTTTGATACCTTTAGCACCATACTTATTTCTTATTTCTTTACTCATTATTTATCCTCTCTTTTATATTTATAAAACCTCATATAAAAATACCAATCTGTAATTATTGCACCTTTTTTTATTGGCTCTTGATATGGTAAGTAATTAATTGTATTTGTATTTAATTTTTTAATCTTCATTTAATCTCCTCTAATATTGCATCTCTATGAAACTCTTCATTGTAATCCATGCAGTTAAAATCAACGAAGCAAACCTTTGAATACTTCTTATCATCATACTCTACTGCATTGCCATAATGCCAATCGATAATGCCATTAGCTTCATCGAAATCTTTAGCCCATACAGTAAAAGAAATCTCTGTCCATACTTCACAACAATAATTATCTAAATGGCAAAAGTCTTCTTCATACCACTCATTCTTATGAATTTTTTGTATGCTTCGTAAAGACACTCTATTATCTAGACTTGCGATGTATTTACCAAAACGTTTCATCATTCTGAAATGCTCAACAGATGATAATGGTACATCATTTTGTAACTGACAATTGCGATGAATATTATATTCTTTCAATCCTAACTTTTTTCTTTCTTTCTCTTTTCTCTCATCATAGATTCTTAATCTATAAGCGTTTGAGTATTTCCATAATTTATGATTTACTTCACTCATTTTTATCCTTTCATTAATATTTAAAAACATATGGCATAATAATCCATACAACTATATTTAAAACTATTGCACCTATATATAATTGTTTCATTAAATCTGACATTTTAATCTCCATTTAAATAATTTCTATATATCCATTATCCATTGGGTTTTCACTTAACATATCTCTTACAATCTGCTCTGCAATATTTGCGTATTTAGGATCGCAACCTATATGCCAAGTATAAATAGCATCTCCTCCATGATCTCTAGCAACCATGTTGTGTTCTTCTTTCCAATCATAGATAGTAATAACGAACTCGTGTTCGACTGTATCGTGCCAAAAGTTAGTTGCCAATGGCACGTCATCTTCATGACAAGATAAGAAACGCTGACTTTCGTCTGTATCTAAGTCGAAATCGGGATTTTTGTAAAAGACTTTTTCCAATTGTTCTTCAACTTCTACGAGCAAAACCCATTCGTTAAAAACTTTTCCATCTGATTCCCACTCGTCAATTAGTATAGTCCTACCTAGTTTATCAACTATTTCATTGAATGATGCGTTTACATATCCTGCGAGACTAGTACCATTTGTGATTGCATCATCATGATCGAAGTTTTCTGCAGGGTTTTGTATTTTTACTGATTCTATTCTATCTTCATTTATCATTTTCGTTTCTCCTATTTGGTTAAAATAAATTTACTGTTTTTATGTCTTTCATCAAAATCACACCAATCAATATCGTCTAAAACGTGCAAACAATATTCTTTAAAATCATAACCCGTTCTACATTTGATTATATCGGTTAATGTTTTCTGATTGAATTGATTGATTCTAGTTACAAGATTAATTTCTTGCCTTGTTGCTATGTCATGAGCAATTAAAAAATCTTTCATATAAATACTTTTACTTTGTTCTTCTGTGTATTGTTTATTAATCATTTTTTTATTCTCCTATTTTATTAAATGAAAGAGACGCTTCTGCTATAACTTCTCTTGGTATGCACCAATCTTCACGATCTTCAATGAAACTTTCTTCAATTAAATAATCGATAATTTTTTCATATTTTTCACGACTAATTACAATTTTTCCAATCGGAAATTGATTGTCGGAATTATAACTAATAACAACTTTATCATTTCCCCAATCATCACTTATAGAATAAGCATAATTATCTTCTCTTACTCCGTTAATATATATTTCTTTTTTTGCCATTTTTATTTCTCCTTTTTTAGTTTCTCATAAGTTTCGTTAGTCATTCTTATTGCTTCATCTTTTATTTTTCCAAATTGGATTATTCTGTGTCTGCTTTTTGTAGTCGTCCAGTCTCGTGGTACTCCGTCAACTACTGCAAGAGCGTGACGATATGTATATAGTATGTATCTGCCTTTCTTATATACTTTACAAAATTGCCCTATCGTTCTTGGTAAATCGTTATTTTCATGGTAACCATCATTATATTTTCTTGGATAGTAAAGTTTATCGCATATTGTATCCATTAACTCATCAAATTTTGGCGACCCCTTTCCTTGTTTTCTTCCATTCTTTTTGATGATATTGTGTGCTTGTGGATAAGGAATATGGCAACTATTAGCTAATGCTCTGACACCACAATCATTCCATTCCCCATAACTTTCTGATATTTTTTCGTTATCACTTGTTATCTTTGTAGTATTCATTTTACCACCTCTTTATTAATTACTGTAATTTGTGTATCATCTCCATAATCTTTATCTACAATGGTAGATTCTCCATTACCAATAGCTTCAAATATTATATTTGTTTCTTCGCTATTAGATAAAGATTCATATTTTTCTTTATCAATAATTATTTCGTGTACTGTTTTTTCTGATACCCACTCTTCTACTGTTAGTTTAATTTTCATTTTCATTCCTTTATGTTAAATAAATTGGGACGTTTTTGGACTGAACGTCATAACAGTTTCTCGCTTTTCGTTTCTCGATATTCTGCTTCCGATTTACCATCTCTTTGCCTTTGGACGTAGTAGACTGCTTTTCAGCTATATTCTTCCTACTCAACTTCGAATTACCAATCCTATTGCTCGTTCGGTATTCGCTTCGGGACTTTTCTCGACCCTACCTAGTCGTAAGTAGTTAAGGTTTTTTGCCCTTTTGTTGACCCCCTGCTTATTGTAGTGAGCATCTGACTGCTACTTTTGTCCGTTATCTTGACTTCTTCCGTCTACAATAATACTTTAGTTTTCTTCGGTAATCGCTGTTTTTTAAGAGTCGCTTATAACCATTTACTCTGATAGCCTGCCTAATATCTCTGTCTAGCAATGAGTTGTTTTTATAGTGTCACTCTGCCCCGTACACTTGTTCGGTCTTGCTTTTTTGTTACTGTTGGCTCTCACTATTCCAACTCGCTTTCGTACTTTTTTATCTACTTGCTTGGCTAGGTCGGTCGTCTTAGCTCACCGAGTGACTTGCCTTGTTGCTTTCGATGATTCCAAGTTCTCAAATTTTTTTAGAAAATGGAAGAAAATAATTTGGCTAAATTTTAAAAAATGCACAAAACCCCTGCAAACATTGGCTCAAATGCACTTAAAAAAAAATAAAAAAAAATGATATAGATATTTTTATATCGATTAAAAAGATTTTTTTACACCTATTTTTTTGTTGTAAGTCGTTGAATACCAAGCACTTACGTAAATTATTTGTGTTACATATTTTTGTAAGTCGTTGATTATCAAGGGTTTACGTAAATTTAAATCATCATAGGTTTTTGTAAGTGGTTTATTTGCAAGTAGTTATGAAAGAAAAAATACGTATAGGAACAATAAAAAATGAGTTTGCTTTTTTTTGCCCTAATTGAATCAAGAAACCACTATAACGCGCGCGTCGTAGCAGATTCTGTGCCAAGTTGCGCTACGTGGGGGTATTTTATTGGGGGGG